TATTTCTTAAACCGGCATTTGTCATGCTTTGACTATTTACTTCTTCCTGAACCTGTTGAACAATATCATAATAAGCGGCAATAGGAGAACACTCCAAACCAAATAAATCTGGACTTCCCAAAGAACCATTGTCTAAAGAATAAACCCCCCCTTCAGAACACAAACAAGCGCCAGTCGCAATAGCTGTAAAAGAATTATTGCTTGACCATCCTGTTACGTAAGGTCTACCGGGACTAACCATTATTTCTGAAAATGGATATGAAGCTTGTAATACGTTTCCGCTTATATCTGGAATACTCCACTGTCTAATTAAACTTATTGTATTGGAATTAGGGTCTGCAAAATTACCACAACCACCCCCTAAATATCCCCCAGTCACATAATTACCTGTACCCAAATAACTAAAAGCAGGAACTCCAGTTACAAGACCAGTTGTGGGTGCAATTGACAATCCTGTTGAGTTTATTCCTGTGCCAATACCCAAACTTAAATAACGAAAACAATCTGCAAATGCAAAGTAATATGGATACAAAGCCCCCGAGTTAGTAATGAAATTTTTAACGTAATTAGAAGACCTTTTTAGTTCTCCATCACTATTAAAAATATCTACCTTAAACTCACCGTGCAGTTTTAGATTAATGCTTGGCATATTATGCTGACCAAATAAAGTCGAAGAAAATCTGCATACCATTCTGAGAACTCAAACCGGGAAATGCTCCTCCGTAAATTGGTGAATAGGAATCAATTCCAGTTTTATTTGTTCCTGATGCATAGTTTGGCAAAAGTCTTTGTCCGTTTCCACTATAGATTTCCATATGGTGAATTCTTCCAACTGGTTTCCTAAAGTTCGTTGGTACGAATCCAGATATACCATTAGACGCTGATGTTATTGCAGAAGAAAAACCTGTTGTAGATGCTGTAATCTGATGGGTATTTACGGTAATTGAAAATCCATTAATTGTATAAGTAGCATTTACAGAAGAACCCAATAATGATGTACCCGCAGAACCAGTTACATCTCCAACTAATTGATATCCAGATGAACCAATATAATCATATGCGGTATCGTCATAAATATAATTTGTAGCGAATGTCGGATAATAATATTTCATTCCAGAAACAACTAAATTCAAACCAATTCCCGGCGTAGGCCAACAAAGTAGGCCAGTTTCTCCCGTAGGATTAGGTGTGGTATTCCAGCCTTTATCTCCAGAAAAACCACTCCATACTGGATTGTCAAGCAAACAAGTATCAGTAGGTAAAGCATAAAATCCAGAAAAAGGAACAATTATTCCATATACAGCACCATAGCCATATTGTCCGATGCTAGTACTTCCTGATAAATTTGGTTTAGGACTAGTTCCACTAAATACAAAACCACTTGGTAAATCAGTTCCATTTCCAAAAGTTGGGTCAGTACCGCTAATATATCCAGTCCAAGGATAGTTTCCATTTAAACCAGAGGAATTGCTTTGATATGGCCCCATGAATCCCGTGACATTCCAAAACATTTGAATTGGACTATTCGGGCCACCGTTCACTCCAGCACCAGTGATGCTAAATACAACTTGAGCAACACCAGTACCTCTATCAAGCAAGTAAATTTCTGGAATATAACGATAATGAGGCATATTAGCCGCTCTGCCAGAAGTATCAAAGAATAAATATTCCATATATGGATATGCAACTACCGTTTCTGGCGTTGTCAATCCATTAATATTTGCTAATACCATTGAACCATAACGAGCATTCCAACCCAAAGCTTGAATAGGAGAAATTCTAGAAGACTTTGTCACCTTTTGAACTCTACCGCCAACGTTTGGATTTGGTGGAACTCTGGTTAAAGCAGTAGAAAATACCGCAGGTTGACCGTAATTAGGAACCGCAGTTGTAAATAAACTACTGCCGGGACTTGCATATGCTATTTGTTGTCCTGTTGCATTTACAAAGTTTGTTTGATTATATGTAAAGGAAGTAATGAGATTAGAATATCCAGAAAGGTTGGGGAAGTTCTTTAAGTGAATATTTTGGTTCGTTGCAGTTAATTGAACTGGCGTTTGATTAGAAAGAAAAACTGATGATGAACCATTAGTTACGTCATTACCATAATAAAAAGAGTTAGGGTCAGAAATGGATACGTTATTAATTACCTTAGTAATAGCTGCTGTTGGGTTTGATGGGCCAACATAATTTGAACAATATTCTGAATAATTAGCACAAAGTCCATTTGAATTATAAGCTGAATTTTCTGTCAATAATCCCGTACCGTCATACTTAGAAACGGCGTAAGCAGAAATATCAGGAGATAAGTAAAAATATAAATTACCGGGATTCAATAAATTAGGTTCAAGCATCGCTCCGTGGTCAGTGACAACACAAGCGCCATTATTGTCAACACATTGCAAACCGGGAAACAATTGACGATAAATACCACTTAAATTTGCCCAACCACTAACAAGTGTTGTATCAAGTCCACCAATATTAGCGCTTCCAGTATTAAAGTAACCATTGCTATTCACGCCCGTAGGAAAATAAACAGCAGAATTCGAATAATCACTAAAATTTAAAGAAAGTTGATAATAGATTGTAGCATTATATCCAGAAGCAATAAAGACTGGTTGATTGACACAACTGAAAGCAAAACATCCAGTTGGGTCAGTGCCGCTGGAAGGAGAAACCATAAAAGAATCAATTTCGAGTCCAGCCCCACCAACAGCTACATTACCAGTTGGTACGTTCCAAGCGCGGAACATGTTTAAACCATTTGGGGTGAATTGTGTTCCACAAGCGGTTGTACTTGCTCCACCAGAAGCATATGATTGCCAACCCATGTAACTTCCAGTTTGAGTGTTTCCATCGTTTGTCGGATAACTGACAATGGCAGTAGCACCATTCGTACCATTAAAACCCGTATAGCTTTGAAGACCATTTCCTAATTCAGTAAATTGTCCCAAGCCCAAAGACAAGAACATAAAACATCTAGCAAATGAATATGTATATGGATAAAGGACGCCAGTATTGGTAATATCGTTGGTAAACCAATCTGTCGTCTTTACAAGGGTTTTTCCGCTGAAAATATCAACCTTATATTGACCCCTCATTCCACACTGTATATTCGATTTCATCGTATTAATTTACACTTAATTACTGATTTGAACACCAACCAAACTAAATCCGATTGTATCGTTATCACCGGAAACGACATTAATAATTGTAATTCCAGAACTGACAGAATATCCGACAAATGAAAATCCAATAGTTTTATTATCATTTATCATTGGCCATGCTGTTCCACTAAAAGAGGTATAAACAGCCAAATTATCTATGTTTTCTCCAGTTATTATACCTGAAAATTGGGTGTTTATCTGAGTAATGTCATTGTTCGAAGATATTTCTCCTGAAAAATTTACTCCGCAATTAAAAATCTCTAATACTTGACCGGTAAAAATTCCGCTTAATTGACTGACTCCATACATTGATTCTTTTGGAGTACCGGATACCATACCCGAAAATTGAGAGTACTCTTTAAATAATCCGCTTAACTGAGGGTAACACATTCCATAGAAAGAAGAATTTATAGAAGCAAAATCCCTATTCGATTGAAAGCTCCCAGAAAATACAGTTGATATTGTGGCATAGTGAAGTCCCGGTATAAACGCTCCATATGAATCTCCCAATATTTCGTGTTGGAACTTATTGGTTGTTATGGAGTTATACTGAATATTAGTTGTAGCATATGGAAAGTACCAATTAAAATCAGCAATAACACCACTAGCTTTATTGCCAGAAGCGACAATACCTGTATTCGGGGACGTAGGCTGATGTCCCGTATTCGGTTGTTGAAAAAAATTAAATAAACTAAATGCTCCAAACGACATTCGTTACTTTCTGCTTGAGTAGAGCAGAGAAGCCACATAGTTATCAACTTGGTGTTCCGCCGCGATTCTCAAGACTTTATTTACCCTATCTTGATTCTTGTCAACTGGATTTTCACAATATTCTTTTGCTGCATTAACCCAATTGTCAGGTTCTTCGTTAGCGGTAATGACAGATAGGATATCTGCGGCGACAGATTCTTGGTCTTCATTAAGTTTCTTGATTTTAAATTTCTTTTTCAAAAAAGATACGATATCTTTTTCAGTGGCTTGAGCTACAAGCATATTGTTTTTAAGTTTTGTGGTACTAAATTCTATTACTTCACTAGCTTTTGCCGTTCCTCCTATTGGGCCGACTTTCTTCATTGCTTGTGGTGCAGAAGTAGAACCAGATGGACGACCGGCAGTGGAAGGAGCGCCAGATGGGCCATCTCCACCTTGTTGTTGAGGAGGTGGAATGAGAGGAACATAAAGTCCTTTATCGCGCATTGACTTATAATCTTCTTGAGCTGGTTCCAATTGGTCATAATCAGGAAGACGATTATCTTGAATGGCTTGAATACCTTGTTCTGGCGTTAGAATACCCATCGAAATCAATTGAGTATAAATTTTAGCGTAAGAAACATCATCTTTAAATTGGTCATCATCATAATAAGGCGTTGGACAATTTTTAAAGTTTAAAGACTTGCAGATTCTCTTTACTTCAGGAATTAAAAACTCTTGTAGGAACGCCTGTTTAGCCTGCTGCAATCTTTTAACGAAAATTTCCACCTTCTTTTGTTGGTTAGCGAACTTTTCTCCACCCAAGAATACGTTGTTTAAACCAATGTTAATATCTTTATCAATAATCTCATATTTTTTAGGGTCAAGAAGTTCCGCAATCTTAGGAATGATGAATTCTGCTTTCGTTGTATAATCAGCAACCAACACCCTTCCCACCGATTGATTAGTAAATATTTTCTTTAAAGCCTCGATGTTCTTTTGGTTAATGCCGCCCTTATCTGGTTCTGTACCACATGTTACCATTAAAACAATCTGTTGCATTGTTCTGGTAATAGCCATATCAATACGACGCATTTCAATTTTTGCATTAATATCTTCCAAAATTGGAAATCCCATTGGAACGGCAAACGGTTCATAGTCTTGCTTCTTATAAAATACCATTTTTACTTTTTTAGTATCTAAAGGAATATAAACGCTACGAACACCGGCCCTAATTTGGTCTTGAGTAAATTTAGGAAGAGAATTAAATACCTCAATATCTTCTTCAGTCTGCAAATTGCGTAAACGTGACACTTCGTATTCAGTCAATACCTTGTAGTAAATACCATATGAAAAATTAGCTGTTCCCAACATGTTAATATCAGCGGGATTAAGAATAATATAACGCGCTGGCATTTTCATTGGTTCTACTTCTAATTTTATTTCTCCTTCTTGTAATAAAGGATTGCTATCTTCAGATTTATCGTTAGGTTTTCCAGTGGGATAACCCATATGATTTTCTGGAGCACCCATTGGTTGATTTTGTTCCATGACGGGGTTACCGACGCTGTTTTTAGAAGCAACGCTTTGAATAATTTTCTTTACATCTCCCGGTTTTACTTCAGCATCAAAACGATAAATAAAAACGTTTCCCCCACGATAGTATTCTCTATAAAATCTATCTTGCAAACCCCAAATACCGACCTTCTTAAATAAGGCATCAAAGAAAGTCCTTGATTGTTTATTACCACCTCTCCAAATAATATCATCAACAGAAAATTCTGTCATTAAGTCAATAACATTTCTAAATAAGGCAAAATTCCAATAACACTTCTGACAAAGAATAACGGCATCACGAATATCAACGGCAGAAGCGCTGGGGCCATAAATAGCATTTGAATTTCTGAAAGGAACTAAACCATTGTCAATGTTCGCGAAGCGGTCGGTACGTTCTATTGTCCCCGCTGAATCTCTTCTCATGGTAGTAGACGCGCTTTGGTATTCAGAAGCCTCAGAAACCATCTCTGGCAAGCCAGCAGTACTTTTGCCAGCATTTTTAACTTTTTTGTTTTCCAACGATGGGCCACTAACTGTTGCACCGACCGATTGCAAAGCTGAAAGCTTTTTTGTTGTCTTTTTCTTCATAAATTATTATACTTAAAAATAAGGATTAGAGTAAGTCCCGTAAAAGGCTTCATTACCCAATTCTTGTGGGAAACGAATAATTGTATAAATGTTTGCCGTTCCACTATTCGGAAACGAATAAGCATTAGCTGGCCATTTAATATTCGTGTTAACATTATTTACACTGACAGACTGCAAATTGAACAGTTGAGAATGTAATCCATCATTTTGTGGTACATTTATATTTCTAATTTTAATTATAATTGATTGCCCCGTTTGGAAATCGTTCCCCGATATGGTTATTGCTACGGGATTAACGCCAGCCGCGTTTCCTGATGCTCCGCTACTAATCTGAAGGCTATACATATCAAAGAATGTGGGGTCAAGCAAAACGCCACTGCTGGCAGCCCCAATACCATTGCCATAAACAAGACTAAAGAAGTTTTGTGGTCTTAAGGTGGATGGTATACCAGATGGCCCTATTGGGCCGGTAGCGCCCGCCTGAGCGATTAATTGCCAAGGAGCCGATGGAGGAGTAACGCCGCTTATATTGCTTATACCTGTATTTAAATAACTAGAACCAGATAAAACTACAACCGTACTTGCCGGATACGAATATATTCCAGAATAATTTCCAGAAAATAGATTCGCCAAAGAACCAACCTTACCACTTGGCCCTATTTGTCCAGACAAACCAGATGGCCCAATTGACCCTGATGATAAAGTCATCCACGGAGCATTAGGAGGATAAATTCCACTAATAACGATACCCGTATTAATATAAGAAGAACCAGATAAAGAAACAATGGCATCATTTGGATATTGAGTACCAGTAAAGAAATTTCCTTTAAAATTATTAGTTAATGTACCTGCCGCGCCCGATGCTCCAGATGGCCCTCCTTGAGGCAAAGGAATCCAAGGTTGTGTTTGTCCATTTGCCAATTGAAATTGGATATAGATATTGTTTCCGTTACCGGAATAGGTATAGCTTACGATACCGGGACCAGCAGCACCATTTAATCCCGGCAATCCTATTAAACCACTAGGGCCGGGGCTACCAGAAGCTCCAACTGGGCCTACTGGCCCAATTGGGCCAGCCTGAGAAGCAAAATAAGCATTACCGACAACAGCAGCATAACCTGTTGAAGAAGATGTCCCAGTTAAAACAAAATCAGTTGTCGTATCTTGCCCAAGAGAATAAAGAATAAATCCGTATTGATATTGAGTAGCAGCTCCAAAACTTGTAGCAAAAGATATATTTGTTCTATAAGGATTATTAACCAAAGAAGTAGTATAAACTGAAAAATTTGTTGATTCAGAAGCAGCCGTTGTAAATAAACTTGGATTTGATGTACTGGAATATACGCCGGTTGCAGTGCCACTTGGAAAGAAAGCGAATCTCCAATAACCGGTATTCCTTGAATCTTCGTAATAATTAGTTCTATCTCCCACTTTAAAAGGAATACTCTGACCAGAGAAAAAGAAAGATAACATCGCCAAATCACCACTAGTAATCGTATGGGTATTCAAACCACTAACATCCAATGTATATGCCATACCCCTCATCAAGGTAATATCAGGAAAACCGCTTGGACTGTAATATGGATTAATTATTACTTGGTTAGGGAAAGTACCAGTTGGGAAATTAGCCGTATTGAATACACCTGTTCCAGATTGTTGAAAATACAAACCAATAGAAGCGGGTGGCCCCGGTGGCCCAGCAATCAATTGAATAGGAAAACCTATACCTTGGAGATTACTAAATTGAGGATAAATATACGAACCACTTTGATAAAAACCGGTGACGGATGTTCCAGTTGAACCACTCAATCCAGCGAAATTGAATGTAACCGGCGCACCACCATTAGATAAATAGAAAGAAAGTAAATGACTACTTGTATTGTAATTAATTCCAGTTATCCCTATTCCAGATAATCCAGTTGGCCCTATGGCACCCGATGGCCCAGCCACACCACTCGGCCCCTGAATATAAATAGACTGTTGATTGGAAGCAATTGAAACGCCACCTACGTTAATATAAGCATATCCTCCAGAAGTATAGGCGTTGAAAGAAGTGTTACCGAAATTAATTCCACTACCAGATGGTATATTTAGTTGATTAGCAAAGATTTGTGCATATGGATAGGTAGAAGAACCAATATTAAAAACCCCAGAACCAGACGGGATGATATTTCCAGAAATATTAATTTGAGGAAAAAGCGAAATAACACCATAAACAAAACCCGAAAGTTCTGTCTGATTTAACTGCCTTACGCGTATTGAGGAATCAAATGCCATAGTCCTTCAAAGTATTACACCTTTATAGGAGTGTCGGTGTAAAAGTGTTATCTTCTGTTGGGACGTTCATTATATCTAAATATTGCTTCAAAGCCCAACACGCAAGCATCAAAGTTGTATATGAATCTTTTCTCATTCTGGTTGAAGTATTATTCCTTTTCATGACTTGAGGTAAATCAAAACTTTGAGTTCCTTTGGATGTAGTTTTAACTTCAATTGAGGCGCATTGGTATTTTTGTTGTTTAAGCCAGAATTCTTGGTCGTCAATCATTTGAAGAATACCGCCACTTTTTAATTCAGATTCAGTTGCTTCTTTAACGACATCTTCTACCCCAGTACTACTTAAATCAATGTCAGATGATATAACTCTATCGAAGGCATTTTCATCTCCTTTAATACTTGAGCCAAACCAAATTTTCTTATAGTCAATACATCCTTGTAGATATTCGTTTCCTTTTCTAATAAAATCACTAGTAAAGTATTGGGTAAACGCTATTCTATGGATTGACCTATTGTATGTTCGACGAGCGTTCTTTAATTCCTTTTCGAGTTCGGCTCCATCTTTTTCCGCATAGAATTCGAAGATTTTAAATTCTATTCCCGCTTTTTTAAAGAGGTCAAACTCATTTGCTGATTCTAAGAATTGATAACCAGCATAGTCAATACAAATAAGATGAATATCAAAGTGAGTCCAGATATAATAAAAGTATTTAATATTATCCTTAAGGTCTTTACCAAATTTTGCATAGTTGTGAACAACTGTTCCACCGACCTTTCCTTCTTTAAATCTATCTTCATCAATTTCAACAACCGTCATTGAAAAATTATCAGATGTTGTAGAATTTGACCAGTTTGGGTCGATAGCTAAGATATAACGCTTGTCTTTTTCTCCTCTAAGAAGAAGGCTTGGAGATTCTCCATCTGGCAAAGTACATTCCATCATTTTTTTCATGGAAAAGTAACTATCGCTACCATCAATAAATTGTGCGCCATATTCGCGTTTAAAGTTTGCTGAATTTGATTGTTCGCTTTGAGCTAATTCGATGATTGATTGTTCCATACGGTCTGCTGGAACAGAATCATAAGCCATTTGGCTGACGAAATATTTAGCCCCATTCTCAGGCATTGTATCAGAGTAAATTTGTTTAACGAACTCTTGATATTTTTCATAAAGATACTCACAAGTAAAACTGGCGGATGATAAAGCTATAAATTTAGCTTCATTTTTAAAGTTCATTCTTTCTTCTTCTTTTAAAACACCCCTTCGAATAAGTTCTGTTTCCTTGGCGCGAACAATTTGACGTTCTTTAATATCTTGAGGAGCAACCAAGTATGGAATCAAAACCTTTTCAACCATATCTTTATTCATCAAAAGAAACTCGTCAATTATAAGAATGTTAGCGCGAAAACCACGAATCTTTTCGCCGTTAAGAGGGATGGCTGTAATTTCTCCTTCATTAATTTTCCAACTAAATTGGTCGTTCCTTTTACTCTTTATACCCATTGCTTGCATCAATAATTGAGCATCAGGATTTTCACAAATCTTTTCTAAATAGTTAAAAATTAAACGAGCGGTACGAAAAGTTGGCCCAGCAATAAGAATCATTGAACCGGGAAAAAATATACATTGCAATAAACAATAAACAGCAGCCACATAACTTTTACCGCAACCACGACCCCATACACAAAGAGAATAATTACTATCCATCAAAGCCTTGATGTTAATAATTTGGTCTGGATAAAGTTTGATTCCAGCAAGCATATCTGTAGTAAAACCAAGATTATAAAACAAAAATTTAGCCAAGAGAATGCGGGCTGTATGTTCGTCAATTTCTCCTTTTACAGCGAGAATTTCCTTGTTTACATCTGGTTTTTTCTTACGGTATTTGTCGGGAAAATAAATCATAGTTTGTTCACGTCGAGAAGATATTGTAAATCTACATTTCTAACCTGTTCGTCAGCAGAAAAGATTTTCTGAATAATTCTACTAGCCTCATTTCTATCCTTTGTAAATAAGAATTGTATATGTTCGTATTTTTGCATCAACTCTCTTATGCTATAATATACGAATTCAACTGGCATTTTAATTTTACCAAATACTTTTTTTTGTAGTGGATACTTTTCGATAGAGTTAAAAGGGCTTTCAACAACTATCACTAGATATGCTCCCGCCTCCTTGGCGCGGATAATCTCTCTTTCAAATCTTTCAAATCCTCCTGTAAGAGTCCCCCATGCGTCTCCAAGACTTTTCCTTTCAATGTAAATATTGGAATGAGCGATTCTGTAGTCTCCAAAGTTCATTCCACTTGTTCTTGTAATATTATCAAACTCTAATGGGGTTTGTTCCCTCGAATCTATAAATATTACCTTCTTTGATACATCCTTAAATTTCGATTCGTCTAAAGAATCTTGGGTGAAACGTATTTTTAACCCCAACTCTTTACAAAGTTTATCATAACCTCCAAGATTTTCATTAATATATTTAATTCCCGGCACCATTAACGTCCTCAATTCAACTTGAGAAGGAGCAAAAACCAATCCCTTCTTAATCTTGCGTGCGGCTAGGAAATCTACGACATATTGTTTTCTCGCTTGGGGTGTAGCCATAATCAACCACTGTTTTAGGTTGTCCTTTGAATTGAATTCTGTGGTGAAATAGTATTCTTTGTTTTTGTACTTAATGATTGTACCATCGTAACGGTCAAAGCGCGGGTTATACTTTTGGTAATAAACTGTTTGAGCCATTTTATGAGTCTTCAGGTGCTTATGGAATAAAGCATCTGTTTCAAAGGGCTTAGAACATAACTCGCAAATCATATTAGTCCTTAATATAGTCGTCTTTGTTTAAACCAAGGATTAAGGAACGCACTTCGGCCATACTCATTAATCTCTCTACTTCATTGCCAACCTGTATTTGTTCTAGTTCTCCGAGTTTGGCAAACTTAATTCTATTTTCTTCAAAACGCCATGCTTGGACAAGGTTTAAGATAGACGAGTTTTCTTGAATTTGTTTTGATAAACGTTTGCTTCTTTTTTCTTTAAGGTCATCAAGCAAATCTCCGCAGCGTTTTAAACATTGGTCGTATTCAGTTCCTGCCTTACCAATTGCTTCCACCCATGCCATTGAAACCTTCGGGTCTGAACCAGAATTAGTAAGGTCTTCCAAAACACGTTGCATTCCTTCGCTACGTCTTTGAATTTTAATGCTTCGAACTACTTGGTTTGATAGTTCAATATATTGGTCAATTTCTTCTTGTGTTAAATCAGGTTTATCATAAGTATAGCGAATGAAGGCGTCTTCACACGAACTCCTATCTTCATCACTATCGTAAGTATTCATTTGACGAATGAATCTGAAGGTATGAAGGTAGTTGATAAGCATCTCCAAAGATTTCTTTTGTTTGCTGGTTAACTTTTCTTTGTCAATTACGCCGTTGACGTATTTATTAGCACGTTTAAGAACTTTGTCTAAAGTATTTGGTGGTTCATATAAACCAGCAGGAATATCAGCATTACTTGCCGCATTATAAACGACTCTGGTATCAAGAGTTTTGACAAATTCATTAACAACACGAGTCTCAGCATTAAGATTTGTCAAAGATGGATTATTAAATGCCAATCGCGCCAACTCAAGAGAATTCATGGTGGCAACATTATTGGTAATAAGAGATTGTTGGTCGTCAGTAAGCTTTATCTCGGCGGTTTTAGAAAATGAATCACTGGTAGCTTTAGCTCTGAGACTGAATTTAGCAAGTGCGGCTTTAATTGAACGCCCCTGTTCGGAACGTCCGTCATAGTTTTGACCGGGGAAAAGTTCTTCTGTAATTTCTTTTAATCCCGGTGGATTATTGGGAGTACGATTCCAGAAATCCAAGACTTGCTTTTCTTGTTCAGTCGTAAGTTGCATTAATCCAATCCTTCTTCCTCTATGTGTTTCCTAGCTTTGGCAATTATTGATTTTTGAAGGTTTTTTAGTTGACGATATCCCGGCGTTCTTCCTTTTTCGTTAGAAATGAATCCTAAACTTTTAGCGACATCGCACTCTTCCTTGTGCTCCATATAAAGACCCTTATAAACTTGAAATTCAATTGGCTTTAAAATCTTCTTCATTAGTAAATGCAGCTTATCTTCATTAGCAAAACTATAAGCGGTGGCATCTTTCATTTCATGAACCTCATGAGAATGATTCTCGATTGATAAAGGTAATTTTACGAAGGTAGCTGGCTGCTTGTTCTTTTTCCAATGCGCGTATAAGGGGCAGTTATCGCATTGTTCTTTATAAATCTTACACCCATCTTCTCCAACAGCGGCATCACATCTCAAGCATGGACGGGCATAATTAGTATAATTATTTCGGATTAAATTTTTTATTTGATGGGAGATGATGGTGGAAATCCAAGGTTTAAGAGGTTTTTCAGGATTATACTGACACCATTTTTGGTAGATATGAATACGTATGATTTGTGATACATCATCGAAGTCCATCCATGCAATAGACGATAGGTTCCATTTAGATTTTCTTTTGACAATTTCTTGATTAATCAAATCCAAACAATCCTCAAATTCAGGGCGTTGGGTTTGTTTCATGTTATTTAATTTCAATACTGCTTCTAGTTGCGCTACCTTCGAGTCTTATCTGTTCCATCGTCGCTTTGGTATCTGTATAGAAACCTTGACGTGGTTGAATTTTATATCCCGGTGGTAATGCCGCACCGCTCTTAACAACTGCGTCCATTGATTCACGAGGGACACCTTCTACTTGTACCTGAACGTCAAGTTGTTCCAAATGAATATTCAAATCAGCCAAACATTCGGCACGGTCTGCCCTAATTTCATCTGCTTCGTATTCTCCCCCGCCAATTAAGCTTGGAGTAAAAGTTTCCTGTCGTTTGCTTCCTAGTACTGGTCTGTTATTAGGTTGGGTCTGTTGGGGAACAGGATTGGTTGTGGGTGGTCTTGCGTCAATTGACGCGAGGGAAGTTCCGCAACTAGAGCAGAATTTCGATGCCGCTATTTGTTTTGCGCCACAATTATGACAAAATTTATTAGGTATATCCATATGTTTGACTTACTATATTCTAGAGAAATGCAGTAGTTTTGTTTAGATAATTTAATTATGAGTACACTTTTTCAATCGCTTTCACAGGAAAAAAAGGTAGATTTCTTCATTAAGTGTCAAGAGCTTATGATTAAATATCATCCCGAAAGTTCATTTATTGTAAGGGAAAAATCCCTTCCGAAGACACTAGAAGTCTTTCAAGATAACATTCAGAAGTATAAAGGATATTCCTATACTGACGATAATATATGCGTACTTTGGAATAAAATTTTCGTATCCGATAATAAAAATACTCATCGAACTATCAAAGAAAATGCCTACAAATCTCCACACGAAAATTATAACGGGGTGAGTATTGATTTCGCCGTTTTCAGGAAAATTGAAGATTGTTACATATTTATCAGGAATAACTATGATTCCAAAATGGAATATGTATTATTTATTCGAGAGGGCAAGCCAAAGCTGTACCCAATCAAAACGATATTAAATGGCCTGAATTTCAGCTAGACGTTTCCATTCAAGAAACCATTCTTGCGTCCACCATTTAATTAAATATAATTCTTCAGAGGTTAGTATTTTCATTTGATTTCTTTTAATTTTTTGATGATAAACTTTACAAGACTACTTCTAACGATGTCTTCTTCAGTGAAAGTAAAGTTAAAAATACCATGTTGTTCGCTTTCTTCATTATCAAAAGTCTTCATCATTTTTGCGAATCCGCTTTTAGCGCCAATATCTGATTGGTCGGGGTCGCCAAGAATAAAGACTTTACTAAACTCGCCCGTGCGCGTAATAAGTGTTGTTAATTCCTTTTGGGTACAATTCTGAGCTTCGTCTGCGATAATAAATTTTGCGTTCCAATTTAAACCACGCAAAAACCCAATGGGAATGCTATCAATACGATGTTCTTTCTGCAAAAAATCAATGTCACTTTTTGGGAGCAACTCATAAAGCTTGTCTAGTAAAGGTTGAATATAAGGAGACAATTTATCTCCAACTTCACCGGGAAGGAAACCCAATTTACTATCACTTGATTCTACGGCACTGCGGAGATAAAGAATATCACTTATTCTTTTTATATTAAGAAGTCTGAGCGCGGCTAATACGGTAATCCACGTTTTTGAAGTTCCAGCGGGACCAGAAACGAATACCATTTTCGTATTTTTATCCAATGCTAATTCAAGAAACCTCTTCTGCTTTTCAGTTAAATTTTGCCTTTCTGAAATAAATAATTCGCCTTTGATTTTGGTATTTTGGGGGATTTTGGGACTTTCGTCTTTTTTATTTTGAGTTTTGTTCTTGTTTTTTTTGCTCATAATTAATTAAAGAAAATCCAAGTTAATCTTAACTGATAAACTTGGAATCTTCATATCGGTAATTACACCAATGTTGAGCTTTAAAACTTTCTTAGCGGTAAATAATATGGAATAACTGTTCCAGCCAATCCAGTGGCGAAAATTTGCCATGGTGAGTAATTTGTAGTAGATGTAGAATCGGTTGTCATAATTCTGAAAATAACATTAGTACTCGCAGGGACTCCGGTAATAATTTCACTAGTACTTGTCGTTTGAGTTGCGTTTGTCCAAGTATTAACGGACGGAAAATTGGTCGTGAAATCTGTTGTCACGAATTGAGGGGTATATTGAACTGTTCCTGTTCCATTTGTAGCCGTTGCCCAAGAAAGATTAACTGTTGTTCCATTGGTAGTTCCAGTAGGACTCGTATAAATTGTTGGAGTATAATCCCAGATAGATTGGAAAAATATATTCGTATAATATGGCTGTCCCAAATAGGTGCAAAGGCCCATGCCTCCCGGCGCTTGTAAAGATGAAGTTGAATCACTAACTACCAAAGAAGGAGACATTACAATACCAGAAGTCATATTACTTACCGTCATTGTAATAACTGTTGGATTAATATTTGTTGAAATATTCGCGGTAACTCTCCACCATTTTGTTAAGTCAAGCGCGGAACCATATGTTATATTACCCAAACTTGTCGCGGTCCCCCCCACCACAGAGAATATTTCAGCTTTATTATCATATGTATGACTATTATCTGAAGTCAAAGTAATCAAATATAAATTACCATTTCCTTGCCCACGAGCGATACATTCCCACTCTGCAAATTCACTATTATATAATGTTGGACTTTGTGGTGGAATATCAAATTGAATATACAAACCTAATGCATTAGGTAAGGTAGTTTGATAAAGTACAGCAGAACCATTTGGAATACCAACAAAAGAAACATTTCCAAGTCCTTGTATTAAATTATTTTGTCTTTGCCATACACCACTTACATCTATCATGGCGTTTTGAACTCCATAATAATTACCGACTGAATAACTACTGGCGGTAGTATTGACTCCAGTACAAATAATAGACCATGTATAGTTTGGAATAGTAATATTTGTAGGGAACATCATAAAATTTCCTACTTGGGCGCGTTGTTGAGTAAGCTGATATGCGCCATTTTGTACACCAGAAAACAAACCGAAGTCTTCTTCATTTGTTAACCAGTTTGGGGCAATAGCCCAAATACCTTCTAATTGAAAGAATGGTTCTTGGGCAATGCCTTGGACTTGAGCAAAAAAATGTTGTCTTATTTCAGAAGAGTAAGGATGTACACTTTCGTTATCTGGGCCACTACCCCATACGCCGCTCATATTAATACCAGTTTCACCAAATACAATTGGCAGCCCATATTTATTGGTTACGGTTTGATACCAATCAGCCTGAGAATACATATAATACGAATGAATGTCCAAATATGTTGCTCCTGATGCAACTAATTTAGCAGCAGCAGGTCGAGAATTTATATTCATATCTGTTGCTGAACTAGCACCATTTAAAGAGCAGGTAATAGGGACAATCCTTCCCGATTTTGCCATTCCAGCATTAGAGGCGGCAAACCATAATGGTTCATCAATTACAATCCAACTATTTGTTCCTCCAGTAGTTCCATCAACTTCTTGAATTATATCTATAGCGGGTATATTAGGATATAAAACGGCTTCCGCACAAAAATTACTAATGTATTGAAACATTAAATTAGTATCAAGATTTCCATCATATATTACCCTAGAATCAGAACATACTGGATAAAAATACATTCCATTAGTTTGACATAGATTAGCTATCATTCCAATTTCATTGGTTAAACCAACATAATTATTTGTTCCGCGCCACGTCGATGCGCCATGATGCGATGAGTCTCCAATAAACGTATCAGCACTCCACATTAAACGAACACAATTAGCTCCAATTGATTTAGCAGCTAATACTTGGGGAGTAATCCAATTTGTCCATTCATTTCCTGAAGGACCATTGTTAGTCCAATAGTAATCTTGGTCACCATAATTGGCAGCTATGCCATATAAAGCACCATTACCTGAATCATTAGTGCCGGGGGTAATATTAGCCTCACGAAGACGAACGCCACCGATGTTAGGAAAAGCAAATCTGTTTTGAGCATCTACGGTAATAAGACTTGCAAGTAGCAAGAATATGAATAGAAGTTTTTTCATTTTATTATTTTTTAAAACAATCTGAAAGACAATGCGTTTTTTATTGGAGGCGCAATAGGTATTGCATTTACATTATCAAAAAATAATCCCTGTATAATTGCTGCTCCACCTTCGTAAAGGGTATATGTACCACTAGTGTCAGTTGCCCACACTGAAGCATTGCCTCTAAACATAAATTGAAATAAATATGAATATCCATTCACTTGACTTTCATTATATTGAACACTTGAACCATTTGTCGATGTCATACCTATAGAAAAATTTTGAGATTGATAAATGATAGCCGAACACTCTACTGTTAAATAATGCCAATTCGTATCCGTAACCGTTATGTTGATTGTACCGTTGGGATAGCCAGCCATTGCATTTACGACATTTGTATATCCGGTATTTCCGTCTACGGAAAATGTTCTAATTATATTTGTTCTATTTATCCAACCAGAAGGAGCACCAATAGAAAAGTTTGTTGATGTAAAAATAAAGTTAGTACCGACACCACCAAAATCGTATAAAGCAAATCCATTGTAGCCGATATTTTCATTCCATAAGTGACCGAAATCATAATTATCTCTGTCTTGTACAGTGAAATTACCAGTATAATGAGTACTTGATTGTAATGAAGGAAGACCAAGCGACAAAGCATTTGAAGATACGTTATATTGGATTGTATTAAGTTCTCCTTCTGATGCTTGTCCAGTAGCTATAATAAATTGTGTGGTATCGTATGGCGTAACTGATACTTGTTCTGATTTTATTCCCTCAATTCCACCGACAACAGCAGAAATTACAAAGTAATAAGTCATTCCATTAATTAAACCAGTAATTGTATCACCGGAAGCGCGGGGAGAATCGCTTAATAAAATATATGGGCCTCCGTTATTTGTAGTATAATAAATGTTATAATTATAAGCTCCACTGACTGAATTCCATGACAACAAACATGAATTATTTAAAGGGAACGCTTTTAAGTTCGATGGGAAATTAAATGGTTGATTGGTAATTATAATAGAAGTACCGACGATTCCAGCTCCCCAATTTTCTCTAATATTACGGACGTTGATTAAGTGCCATCTTTGTGGGCCATGAGAATTTTCATCATTATGCCAAACATAATACTCCCCGTTTGTCTGGATAAAATTTATACAAAACCCATTATCAGAAACAGATTGAACTGGTTGTTCATAATATTGGTGACCTGGATTCGCTTCTCCAAACTGACCAACAAATAATCCATCATCCAAATATTGCATGAATTGACCAGCGCCACCACCATCTAAATAAAATTCTCCATGATAGCCAGCAATTATATTACGGTCTACACAGGCAACCATGTCACCACCGTAAGTAATACTATCACCAATATCATAATTGCCCGCGCCATTTAATGGACCTGAAGGTTCGGCTCGCCATAACCAGTTAGTTGTCCCACTAGCTATTCCACCTAAATGGAAACCAGCATTTAATGAAGGGTCATTTTGAATGTAAATTGCATTAGTACTTTGTGCTGCCGCTCCATAACCAACTCCACCAAAACGATAATATGGGTCTAATGAATTTTGAGAAGCTAGTCCCACAAGTGAGGCTGCTCCCCATTGAGGATTATTAGAACCATCAAAATTAGTAAGTAATCGTTCATAAATAGTTGAACTACCCAAACTTTGACACCACGCATTTCCACTAGCATCAAAACTAGGAATTTGGTTAGTATATGCTAAAGCATTAAATGGATAGATGCCAGTAAATCTAAGTCCTGTTCCTGTTAACTCACATATTTCTCCAACATGATTATTGTTATAAGTAGAGATATTAATATTAGTTCCATTATAAATTAACGCATACGTTCTGCCATTCGTTAATGTAACAACATTATATAATCCCGGATAAGTTGGGTCTATATGATTAGTGTCTACATTAGAACACCAGTTAGTCACTAAAATCCAACTTTGTCCCAATGATTGATTATAATTAACTTGAAATTCGAGCCACTGATTAAATACATGAGACGGATTATTAAGGTCAACGGATGATTTATAACTGTAGGGTTGATATACAATTTGTTCTAAATACGCTTGTGACCCATTAAAGTGCATGGCACGGTGATTATCCGCATCCGATACCCACCATGTGCCATCACCCGCCCAGCGAACGAATCCCTGAGCATATCCATCTAAATCAAACCAAAATTTATTAGTAGTTATTGCGGGACCATTTGTTTGATACCCTCCCTGTAGTCCATAAACCCAAGTAAGGGTTCCGTTGGTAGCAAACATCTTAACTTGTTGATTGGTTCCGCCATCAGCTACAAGAATTTGATTTCCATTAGTAGGATTAACTGAAATTCCTTCAGGATGACTTAATGTTAAAATATTTGTTTGTGCTCCGACCCCAATGGTTGTTGCGGTTGCATTTGTATATTGTATTATAGAATTAGAAGAACAGACCCATAAAGACCCATCTGGAGACCAAGAACAACGACCGGGACAGGGGGCTGACCAACTTTGTAAAGTTGAACCACTATGTTTATCAACTAAATAAATAGTATTAGCATTAGAATTACAAATCGCTAATAAGCTTCCAGTTTGTTGAACATCCATACCACTTAATCCCGGTATTGTTCCAACATAAACGCCATTAGGCAGTACACCCGGATTCCAACCTAAACCCGGATTATTTGTTATTGTATAACCACTGGTAAATGTTGCTGATGAAAAATTAGTACAATTTGCAGCGACAATACATCCAGCATAGGCATTATTTACTGCATTGCTGCCAGTAGATGCGGGATTAAATGTCGCTGTGCATGCATCATAAATCCAATTACTATCTGAACACACAAAATCCCAATTTCGGTCATAGATATTTACTGGATTCTGTTCGGAATTTCCAGCACCGGGATAGGTTTCCATCCAGAACCATGCTTGTGAACAATTAGTTGGACTCCATGTATATGCTGAACTAAATGCCAACTTACCTTCGTCGTAACCGCGCACAAAATACATGTTCGTACCACTGATAGCCATATCGTGAAGAAAATGAAAGCCCGTATGAACCGTATTGCCAAATTGAGCAGAGGAAGAATTTCCAATTGCCCCATCCCACTTATATAGGACATTATTTTCTAATACTTTAATTACAATGTTTGAACCAACTGGAAGGGCATTTGTAAAATCATCAAATCCATCAAAATTACTGGTATACGTACCGGCGGATAATGATGATTTACTCCAAAGCGTTCTTATCTCTACCTGATTTGTTATAAAAGTTTGAGAAAGGAAATTACTTTGAACTTGTAGTGCATAAACTGCCGCACTAGTATTACAAGGTTCATCAAGATTAAAAGAAAATTGAGTATTAACGGCTTGTAAGCAAAGCGTCGATGTCAAAAGTATGAGCGCAAATATCCACTTCATGAAATCCTTTATTTATTTGCATTTGTGGTCTTTGGCATGAAGAAGTCCTATGCCCATCAAGATTACAGCGATGGGCGCGGTTTCAACATAATACAAATTAAAATATAAAGTCTGTCCATGAACCCATTGAAGGATAAATGAGTGAAGGCCGAATGCCATAGAACCAAGACCCAAAAGGGTCGTTCTCCAAGAACCATTAAAAAACTTTGAAATAAATTTTTTCATATAATTATACTATTAAAATGCTTGTCCACCTTGGGCTGCACAACTTGTGCCCTTAAGAATCTCCCCCGGTTGAAGTATTATATCGGTCGGGACAGTAATTGTGCCTCTATTTTCAAGGGTTGAAATAAAATATGTATTTGTTTGAGTAACAGATGTACCAGTAAACCCGATAATACGATAATTTATATTTAAAGTATTTGTAATACCCGTAGTAACAACAACTAATGTTTGATTTGTCGCATAAGAACGAATTCCATTTGTGACGGTCATAGAAGTAATCGAAGGGGTAAAAATAGACTGACCTGAATCTGTCAAGGACGCTCTGCCAGCGTAAAACATTACTGAATCTCCAGCAACTCCACCGCCCGCAATTGGATAAAGAGTATCATATGTTCCCATTTGTCTTCCTTGACTATACCAAAAGTTACCATTATTATCTAAAGAAAAGTTAGCATTTGTTAAAGTAGAAAAAGCAATATTTGTTACAACAAGATATCTAAGATTCATCCAGTTTGTACCTAAATTATATTCTCCGTTACCAGCGACAGTTAATAGATTTGCTCCATAAAGATTACCGTTAGTATCGCATATTTCAACGCCACCGCAGTAAATATTATTAATGAAATTCGGGTTATTGTAAATTCCATTATTAATACCATTCGTCATTATTTGGTAACTCGTCAATGTATTGGTGCCGTTATTACCGATTAAAAAGGTCGTAGCAGCAGTTGGTGTAATGGTAGGATTGCCAGCATTCCATACGTAAGCGTCGGCGTTAATAATGAAGGCCATCGCCAACATCACAGAGAATAATATTTGTTTCATTTTTTTCATATTAAAATTTAGCTTAAACCGACAATTGGACTTCCATCCAAACCATAAATTACACTTGAATCCAAACCAATCATCCCATTTGTTCCAGAAGTAGAAAGCGCGGGGGTAATATAATATACATTACTTTGAAGCAAGGTAATGCCCCTTTTAGCGAATTCATTATTCCATTTTTGTATTTGATAGAAATAAGCTATTGTTAAATAGGTTGTTCCCTCGGTAATAAAAGAATTCAAATCATTCTGACTAGTAGGCAATTGGTGAAGCCTGCTTTCAAAGTCCAGAATGGTTCCATTAGCATACATAGAATGTTTTTCTTTATTTACACCTATTATAAGGTATGTGTGTTATTTTTATCTTTATCGTAGTTCCGCTTTGCCTGCTTAAATGGTGGTTGGATAGAGATAAGCCCCCATATGGACATTAAAAGTATGTTTCTTTTATTTTAGGTGGCGTAAATTTAATTAATTATAATTAGATTTTGTCCTATCTCGAATTACCTTCCCGGTATTTTTGTCCTCATGATTTGAGTATTTTCAAGAATGTGTTAGATTTTAGACATTTTCATTGAATTACAAATACCTCTTGCCCATTTTTTGACTTGATGAATTTTCATTGGTTTCAAATATTTTGGAGAGAATGAATAATTATACCCCCGGCGCGGCAGCGCGATTAGTTTCCCTAATTTTTTCAGAAATTCGACCCCCCCTATTAGCAAACATAATCAATTCAAATTAACAATAAAAAAACCTAATCATCTCTGATTAGGCTTAGTGGTACTAATAGTTATTACAGGGCCATGAGAGTGTCTTCTTGTTCATGCATTTTATTAATTACGCTACTGACTTCCGCGTGAATACGTGCGTGCATTGCAACCAAGTTGCCACGTGCGCGGGCGAAGCTAACCTTGGCTTGTAGTGATTCGGCGCTAATACGTTTATCCATTGGAACGCAAAGGTTATGCAAGACAAGCTTGGCATGATTGATTATCGGCTTGTGTTGCGTGTCAATTGGTTGTTCTCCTTCGTTGGAAGCAACTTGAATAAGGCGCGAGAACTCGTTTTCGGCTGATAGTTGGTTAAAATCGTTTGTCATAAAGTTAAGTTGGTTAAAAGTTAAGTTGATTAGTCAGTTATGCCAAGTACCACACCAAAGGTTAAAACGTCTTTGTCGGCAAGGATAATGCGTGAATCTGGGCTGTAAGGCGAACCATGCACAAAAATTACTCTGCGGCCTAAGCTTGCTAGTTCTTCGGTATCGACCATTGCTTCGATAGGAGTATAATATATGACAGTGTCCTTACTTGTTCTTGTTATAACTCCGCAACGTGAGCGCGGTATCGACCGCATCGCTTGTTTGATTTTTTCCATGATAAGTTTTTGCATAATAAGTTAAATTGGTTAGTTGCGCTTAGTCATTTCGCGCAACTGATTAGTCATTCCACAATGGCAAGGTTTTCTGCTTTGACCGTCATACAACCTGATTCATTCTCCTTAGCTTGTGCCTTGCTTCCGCAGAGCGCGATTGCTTGTTCACGGCTAATGGTAACCCCATTGCAAAGGAAAGTAACAGTTGTTTTGCCGAAACCCGCTTCTTGTTGCGCCTTGCTAGGCAAGTAAAGGCGAATATAATCAACTTTCTTGTGTTCAATGACGTGGGGGAATTGTTTCCATTGTCCCCAAGCAAGGGGTTGTATCTCCCCGCGCTCGCCTTGTTCAATCGCTTCGCGTATATCCTTGCGGTTTTCAAATGAGACACCACTAATCACAGTCATTTCGGTAACCTTGAGGACAATGTTTGAACGGTGCGCTGCAAGGGTTTCAACCTTGGACACCAACCGCACATTAAGAGCTTGTCCGCGCTTGTCGTTCAACTTGGCAACTATCGTTTCGGTTTTCATAATAATTTTTCTACTTTGCAGAACTGCGTCCGTTATTGGCAGCATGTCGTTCTACATGTAAATAGAATACCACACTAGACACACAATACAATAACTATATTCAATTGAATACCAGATACTTACAACAAAACACGAAAATAAATTAAATATATAAACAAAAAAACCACTAGCCAATTGAGGCTAGTGGTTTGATTGAATACCATTGGTTTACTGTACTACCGTAACACCGTCAAAATCCAAGGGCGTGGACGGCGCACTAAGCAACTTTTGCAAGTTAACCGTGTTGCGTGCCGCAAGGTCAAACGACCCTGTTAAATACAGGTTAGCACGGCGCGACATTTCGAAACGTCCAAGCTTATCAACGTCACGCGTAAAACGTGTTGCAGCATTATACAAGCGATAGAGAGTGTCTCCTAGCCCGCGTTCATCGGTGCTAGGATTCTGCCAATTATCATAAACCACATGGCCGACACGGGGGGACATACCTTTGCTTGCGCCCATTGCCACGATATTAGAGAGAATGGCGCGAACTTGGTTGTCATTCACCGCAATGTCAATCAATCGCATGGTAAACTCACTAATACTCTTTGCGCCCGCGTCAATAGCGGTCTGAATGTTATCCTTAAGAAAAGCAATATCCAACTTTTCGCTGTGTTTTTTCAGCATGGCAAAAATGGTTTGCATAAGCATCATGCCGTTTAAACAAGCCAATCTTTCCGCCTCAAACGAAAAACCAGCTTGCAAGCTGCCATCATGCGAAGATTGCAAGCGTAAAATGTTAGTAAAAGATTCGTTGGCAACCTTTACCGTTCCGACCTCATAACGGCCAAAGAAACGCGCTCCGTTTCCCGTAGTCATAAGCTGGCGAGAAAAATTGAAACCGGCGCTTGCCAAGCCATCCTCAAAAGCTTGAACCATATCCGTATAAGGCAAAACTTTTTGCCCACTGTATTGTCCAATAACAGCGCCAGTGTCTTGGCGGATAACCGCATGAATACCAGAATCTACCCCCCGCGAAGTCTTCAAATGTTCTTGGCAAACTTCAAAATCCCATTGATTGCTTTGGGTCTTATCGTTGGCCAAGTTCATCGTGTAATTAGTTGTTTTAGCTTTCATATAGTTTTGTAATTTACTTTGTTTTCGTTATCTGGCTTATGCCATTGAAAAGAGAATAATCCAATTCGTTTAAATTGTCAATACCCAAACTAAATAAAATACAAAAAAAAACACCAGATAATTAAATCTAGTGTTTCTTTAAAGATTCGTTAACAAAACCGCCTTCGAGCCAGACCTACCTTAAGAATCTGATAAACATTATCGGAATGGCTCTGTAATGCGCCAATAATTTAACATAGCTTTTAAATAAATAAAGACTTTTTTTAGGCAATTTTCAGATAACAGTTTTCCTAATAGCCAGCATAAGTAATTAGATAAGCTAACCGGACATATAAGCGGACATTATGACCGCCCGTATGCGCCCGCGCACGTATATTTGAACTATTTGTGGTTAATTTTGAAAATAAAAAAAGCCATAGTTTGCAGTCCTATGGCTAATCTCCGAAGATTCTAATTTAAGTTTAAAGAATACTATTTAAACCGGGGGACCGCGTTTGTAATCTAGTCTCATAATTGTTTATTGGCCTTAGTTGGCGTGAGAAAAGTTGATACCCTTATAAGTCGGTGTATCAATTATTTTCTTGATTTGACTGACTGCTAAACCGTCAATGACACCGCGTTCAATCTTTGAATTGCGCTTGAGGGAAGCGCCGATTTGAACCGCTATTTTAGAAGCTTTTGCCCTGCTAGTTCTGCCGGAAACGAGCAAACAAAAGGTTTCGCCCTTGAATTGCCATTTACCATTTTCCCGCGCGTATTCGACTTGAGGCTGATTTGACATAATTTTATTTTGGTTTGACCGATAAGAAAGATTAGCAAATTAATTAAACAAAGTCAACTATTAATTAGTCAAACTTCGGTATATGCAACTTGAACTTCTATGGGAGAAGCTTTTGAATATTTTTTCTTTGCCTTTTTTTTCGGCAGAGCTGTGATTTCCCGCTTTAATTAAAGCAGGTTACTCTTCTCCCCGGATATAAACAATGTATGATTTCATTTTTGTTATTAGTTTGTAATTTGTTTCAAAGTCAGCCAATTGGCATGAGAATGTTTTTTCATCCAATTTTTAATTGCTTTCCGTTCGGGCCGCGTGCATTTAGTTTTCATGCTTTTAATATTACGCGATTTCATAACGGAAGTAAAGAGATTTTTTTATTAATCTTGAAATTTAATTTTCCCGCCTAATTGTTTAATTGTCAAAGCTAATTCGCAAGTTTTTAAATGGCCATACTTGCCAAAGTTTTCTCTGCAATCAGGGCATACATGGCAATAGTCGCCATGTTTGCAAAACTCAAGCCGCTGAAGCAAAAGCAATAAATTTTTGTCTTGTTTTGTCATAAAATTTTTTAATTATTTTTTAAACCAGCTAAAGCGCGGATTTTACGTTTAAGCATGAAGACCTCAAAAACGGGAATGTCTTTAATGCAAGCTAAAACTTCATTAAACATTTTATCGGCCATAGCAAGTCTATTATGCTTAACGGCCAAAACGATTAGATTCCATTTCCCCAAGGGAACGTTGTCAATTGTTTTATAAGGTTTTTTTTTCATACGCGTATTATTGCAAAGTTAATTAAACTTGTCAACTATTTTAGTACATAATTTAATCAGTGCAAGCACTTAATTGACACGGTTCACAATCAAAACAATCGCCATCTTGGTCCTCAACAATAACGAATTTACGCCCAACTTGTTTGACTCTGCCAGTGAAATCCCCAAAAATATCTTCCGGCAATGCGCGAACATTGACCAATTGTCCTTTGTTAAAATCTTCAATTGTATATTGTTTTGTTTTCATATAAGTAGTGTCTCAAAATTTAATTAAAATGTCAACTCTTTTTCCCATTGTACAATGTTAGCTTTAATTTCCGCTATTTTACTTTCATTGCGTGTTTTTTCACCCAATAACCACAGCAAATTAGTTTTGGCAAATTGAATTTGAAACCGGAGATTTTTTTCGGGTGAATTGTGCATATAAGTATTGTGGTTTAATTTAATTAAAATGTCAACTCATTTTGAAACAATTTTTGCCGTTTGCGTGCTTCCGTCCAACATGCGGTAAAACACAATTTCCATCCTGTCACTGTTCCAACAAGAAAAGATGAACTTGCGACCTTCAAACAATAAAACCTTTTTGGTTAACTTTTTTACTTCGTCCCACCCGTTTATTGGAAAGGATAAAAATTCGCGGCCAAAATCAGGCCGGATTGTGTGATTTACAAATATTTCATCGGGGACAATTGTTGCTTTCATGTAAAAGAGATTAACAGAATGTTTCTAATTGTCAATGATTAAAATTATATTTTGGATTTAATGGCATCCCATTTTAAGCGTTTTTTTTGCCGTAAATCGCGTATGGCAATTTGTTTTTTAGTCAAGCGATTAGTCCATGGCCAGCATTTTAAACATACCCATGAACCATGTAAAACATAATTAGCCGAACAATTGCAATTAGTACATTTTGGCGAGAGTCTGTAATTATTATTCATTTTTTACTTTGTTTGTGCGTCTCATAAGCACCCCAAAAGATAGCAAAGATAATGAAAAAGATTAACATAATTAATTCATGGTAAGATGGCTTAAGTGTATATAATAAAATATGATTAAACAAGATTTAATTGGTAAAACATTCGGACAAGGTAAGGTAACAAAATTTGTTGGCAATAAAAGGCGCGGTAATACTTCAAACCGTTCTTGTAGGGTGTGGGAATTAACATGTTCTTGTGGTAATACATATCAGGCAATAACAGAATTTTTAAATAATGGTGACGTAAGTTCTTGTGGTTGCCAAAAAAAGCTATTTCAAAGACACAACAAAACAAAAACTACAATTTCAAGATACCTTAAACATTTACGTTATGATGCTAAAGCGCGAAAAAGACAATTTAATATTACTATAGAACAATTAAATGATTTAATGACAAAACAAGATAATAAATGCGCCTTATCTGGTTTACCCGTTTCTTTTGATGATTCAAGCGCTTCATTAGATAGAATTGACAATAGTCAAGACTATTTTATTAATAATGTCCAATGGGTTCACCGTAAAATTAATTACATGAAAAATACATTGGAACAAAATGATTTTATTGAATTATGCCGTTTTGTGTCTCTCAAAAATACCGCTCTTTTTAAGAGTTGATAAGGCTTTACTGGCTAAAGATTTAGCTGGTTGCTGTCCATGAAGCAACAAGGCGAAAGATTTATCGCCCAAAGCATGAGTGTCGTTATGGTCTATTTCCAAGCCCTTGTCTTTTGCAGCTTGTTCTGTAAAGACTACTTCCGCGCATTTTAGGTTATATTCGGCAATGAGATTGTCATAACGTCCGCCGCGTGAAGCAGTTATATAAAAATTACTTGGAATTTCAGCCAATCGTTTTACAATGAAATTAAGCGACTTGCTATAAGCATAAAATTTACGATTAGGATTGCTTTTAGCTACTTCTAACCAAGCGTCAAAATAAGCTTGGCTAAAGAAGTCGCCGCCGATATGCACGCGACAAATATTGAAATATTCGGGTAAACTCTCATTGATTAATTGAGCAATCGCCGAATAATCGTTTTTTAATTCGCGGATGGCATTAAAATTGCGCCATACCATTTCGCGCAAAACAGGATAAAGAACTTCTGTGCTTGCCTGAAAACAACGGAATAAGGTATGTTTACCATCTTCAATCTTGCCGGTTTTAGGATTAGCTTTGCTAAGGCAATCCAATGCGCCAGGACAAGAAAAACCACTGGGCAAAGAAAACGTAATTACTTTGGCTTGCAAGGCAATTTCCATTTTCCGCAACTTGGCGTTTGCGTTACCGAAAGATAACTTGTTTTTAATCATGGGAATATAATATAAGATTTTTATCGAAAGTCAAATCTTTTTTATTTTGCGTAAAAATTTTGTGGCATAAGGCGGACGTGCATTTAATTGCAATCCAACGCCAATATCCACAAGTTCAAAACCTTTTGGAACTTTTGGCGCTGGCACCTCATAACCAGAATACCATTCATCGTCGATTACGGTTCCACCGTTATAAGTATAAGAAACGGGAAAAACGACTAAATGACTATTCAACCACCGTTCGGTTTTTTCAAGTTTTGGCCGTTTACAAATAAAGGGTTTGTGTTCCATACGTGTGATAATATCAGAGTTTTAATTTAAGTCAACTTTTAAATGTTTCCTTAAGTTGTTTTGTTGTCGGCTGTTTCCAATTGAGTATCTTGCCTGTTTCGATGTCAATTTCCAAAATGACATAATCGCCATAATGTTCACCGGGGAAAAAATCAGGCACGTAGCCATCATATTCACCAACGATTTTGTTGTCTTCCCGCAAAAATGCGGAAAACAGGTTAGAGCATTTTGCTGAAATATGTATTGTCTTTGTCATATATAAATAAATTAACAGAATTTTAGATTAAGTCAAAGCAAATCTATTAAATTTCTTCAAGATTTATTCCCCAATTTGCACGTGCAAACCTTTTAAGAGGGTGAATCATTCGGTCGCTCCCGACATGGGCAGAGTAGAAAGGCTGATTAGGGTCACTTGGATAAATCTTGACCGTGCTGGCTTTGGTATAGTTTAGCCGGAATCCCCGTTTCTCCAATGCTTTGAGTATTTGATTAGCGTTTTTCATATTTGATTAGTTTCTGAATTTCATTTTGCGGGTGTATTTGGTTTTATTGGGAATCACCTTGGTTGCGGGATTCATTATTCCCCATGACCGTCTAATTTTTACTTTAATTTTCATAAACACACATTATAAAGTCAATCACAAAACACAAAATTCAATCGCTAGTTCATTTGCTGTTACCAGTTCATATTGTAAGTGACGCCATTGAATGTATTCTGCGCGGTCAATGCGCTTGCATACATCGGTTTTAATAACAAACTCAGCATGGGGATTATCGCGAATCCAGTCAATTTCATCTTCAACAAGATACCAAACAGCGGGAATGAGTTTTTTCATATAAATGAGATTATCAGAATAATAAAATTAGTCAATAATTAAATTAAACCAATTGTAAACTAACCCTAGCCAATGGAAAATGAGTATAACCAATAATAGTTATGATTGTCATATCATCATCTATACTAAATTCTATTATCGAATTCCATATTTCAGCAATATTCGTTCGAGTTTGATTATCCCAAACTCTGATTATTTTAGTACCATTACTTCCTAAAGCAACGTATTGGCCTTTGTGTATATTTGGTAAATTATTTACATCAATTACTTTCATATCTAGAACTTACCATAATATATTATTTTGTCAATATATTATTTGCTTCAATTCGTGCGCGGTTTTTCATTAGGTCTTCAATTAGTTTGGCACCGTGGTACTCAGTCAAATGCGGGAAGAACCTTTCAGCAAGTGACTTATATAATTTATTTACCCTTTGCGGCTTTAGAATCAGTATGTGTTTCATTGATAACTTTCTTTGCTACTGCTTTATCATATTCCTCCTCGGCCTTTTCAATCACACTTTTTACGAAAACGCGCACATTGGAATATTCCGTAGGCTCACCGCGAATGATTCGATTCGGCTTTGACAAATTTGCAGTAAGCTCTTCTTGCTTTTCCTTTTCCAACTTATCAAACAAAACAGAATAGTAATGTTTGTAAAAGTCAGGAAGCGTATTTAGCGCGGGAACAGTCGTTTTTGGATTTTGTTTGGGATTACTCATAAAATTAGATTATTTACATTTATTTAATTAAAATAGGGCTAAAAAACATCAAATACCTTATTATTTGCGATATTTTCGTTTCAATTTAGCATCCCATTTGCGCCTAAGTTTACACACAACTTTCCATAATGCAACACCAATCGTACCTTCTAGCTTAATTATTTGACGCTCAGTTAAATCGGGGAGAGTAATGTGCATGAACTCATGATAGCTGGTCAAAAATATTTCCTTATTTGATTGGTTTGGGTCTACTTCTATTCGGTGCGCTTTATCGTAGGCAAGTCCTACAATCGTAACGTTTTCGTCTTCATCACTCAAATCCTTGAAGGAAGTGCGCGGCTTCTTGATTACTACTCTTGATGCAGGCATGAAACTATTTACAACCAGTAAAGAGAAAATAGATTATTTATTTGAATTATTTTTGTTTAATTTAAAGCTGGTCGGGTGCGACGAGTGAGTAGGCATGCTTTTACCTGTTTACATCAGGGCATCTATGACGGCTCTTTATTGTGTAAATACAATATCACCCAACCAGCAAAATTTTTTGTTTAATTTATTAATCGGCGCATTCGTCGATGCTACCTAATTCGTTATTTCCGCGCCAACACATCCATTTCCAACCAATCACAGCAATCAAACACCATACAGCAAAAACACCTATCATAAAACAAGCATAAACAAACCTCAATTTATCTTCAAGGAGTGTTTTGTATAGATTTTTAATTATTTTCATACAACCAAAGTTCAGCATCAGTAAACGTACTATAACAAACATTTAAATTACTACGTTTATTAAGTGTCCTATCTTTAAAATTTCTCCAAAATAGGAACTTCTTGTATTGACAGTAATACATTCCATTTTGGTATTTAATTCGTGTTTTCATATTCGTTTAATTAACAGGGGCGACCACAATTTGGGCAAACGGCGCGACCATTGCGGGCAAAATTCACCTTTGAATTACAACGTGGGCAAAAACCAAAACTAACCCAAACTAAACGCTTTACAAAAGTTAACTTATAACCAATCCATGATTTAACGCGCACTGTCGCCACCAAGTAGAAACACCAAAAAAAAAATCACAATTAAACAAATGTTTTCTATGAATCGCATAAATTTATTAAATTAAATTAAATTTGTGGCCGACGAGTTACCGCCGACCACAAATGGGAACCATCACCGAGGTCTCATGTAACAAATACAGAATAGCAGTTATTTCACCCAACGTCAAATATTTATTTACTTTTTGTTTTGTTTGTTCCAGTTTCGGCACTCTAAAAAAACGCCGTACAACACAATACCAGCACAGATAAGTAATAGCATAAAATTTTTGTTTTATTCTTCACTACAGTAATCCGCCCATGCCAACGCGAAGAATGCTAAAGACGCTGTTGCTAAAGTAGTTATTTGATTCTTGTCGGCACTCATAAAAGACAGAATACCAAAACAAACAAAAGAGATAGTATAGATTCTATATTTTCTTATTTTCATTGGGAGTACATTAACAGAGAAGGAAGCTTAAATCAAGTGTTTTTTTTGTTTTTTTTTCTTGACTTTTGGTTTTATTTATTTAATTAAATAAAAATTGAGCACAACCCACCAACAAATCTAATTAAAATTACAAACCATCTACAAACCAACTACAATCCAATCACAAACCCATCTATAATCCAATTCACTTCACTCAAATCATTCCCTATATCCATTCCTATCTTAACACTGTTTAAGCACAAGTCAAATTAATACCTAAATCATTTAAAATCAACAGCATGCACTTAAATCAATTATTAAGATTCTCTTAACGCTCTACAATGAGATTTAAGACACCACCACACCAAAACCTACCCACATTCATTCCAGTAATCAAAATCGTTTGTAGGCCATTCCCCGGCCATTCCCCGGCGTTTTTAGCGCATATCCCAAAGAATTCAATCAATATATCCAAAAGGAATGCTTTTATATGTCTAGAAGATACCTATATGTCGCGATTGTCCCTTGGTATATATAAAAACAGACGCGAGACCTAGTAAATCCCGCGCCTGTTAGGGGTGAGCGTACCCGTTTTCTTGTTTCCCTTTACCCGCCCGACCCTCCACCATTTACCATTTTACAATGGCAAAGTAATTAAATTAATTCAATTTCATCCTCTTCAAAAATCATACCATCGGCTTTGCCGTCTTGGACAACCATAAACATACAATTAGCCGTTTTAATACCATAAAAAGTATGAGCAAAATAATGACTCAAAGGATTGGTTACTTTAAATTTAATTATTTCAGTTTCGCCGGGAGAACTAATACGGTGCGCGGGTTCAAGATTAAGTAATTCCATTGCCTCATTAATTAATCCAGTTAAAGTATTTAATGACAATGTAGTTAATTCCATTCCGCTCCTAAGTTCAAACTCAATTTCTTGAATATCACATAGGGCTTTAACTTGTCCGGGAGTAAGTTGTTTCATATTTAAAATAATAAATGAATTACCCGCAGTTGTCAACTAATTACTTTTTTGAGACTTCTTCCAATTGTCCCATCGTACCTTGCGTCGTTGCCATTTTTTCTTTTCGGCGTTATAGCGTTTGATTTCCTGCTCTTGGGATGTCAGTTTCATTTTCATGCGCGGAACAGCCATTTTACACGAATGAGGCCGTTTTTATCGGTATAGATTTTGATTTTCATGGTTTTAATATATAAAATTAAATTTACAAAGTCAAGCGGTAATTAAATTTAACCTTGAATATCCTGACATTTGCTTATATCGAAAATCTTGGTAAAATCCTTACCATTGGTAAGAATTAAATCTAACTGACTTGAGTAATAACCATTGTTGTCACCGTGTCCCGCGACACGCACAGGCCAACCAGTGATAGGCAACAACTCAATACCATACCCGTCCACACGTTTAAAGAAATTGTCATTAGACAAATCAAATTCTAATCCCACAAAATCCTCCAAAGACAAGTCTTTAAAATACAGTTCGTGAGTCTCACAACATTCTTGAGAATGGTCAGAAGACAACGTTAGACCATTATCAAAGGTGATACCATAATCACCGACATTTACAACTTTTACTTTATTCATATTAAATAATTGATTTTAAATTAACTAAGTTAACCACTAACTGAAATTATTCAGAATCTACAACAAATTTACAAGCAATGACGGAAGGATAATAACGGTTTCCGTCCATGTAAATATATCCCGCCATTCCAGTATTAGGAGAAACGTCCGTAAGAATACCCTTCTCTCCGCGAAAATCAGTGACTTCATCACCGACCTTTACTTGTTTATTAGTTTTAATGTTTATTAGTTTTACCATAGTTTCATTCATGTATAAAGATTAGTTCATTGGTCATCGAAAGTCAAGCGGTAATTAAATTAATCTACCTCAAATATTGCCCATGTCGGAACGGAATAAAAATTGTTATTTACCTTAATCTGGTGTGACATGCTCCTGCCATTTTGTGCGATTCCACCTTTTGAAATTAATTGACATTCTTTGCCCTGTATGTCTAATGGAACCAACACATTAAAACTCTTATGGAAGTCGGTATCTTGCGGAATGTTTTTAACGAAAATCATATTATGAATTTACCAGAAATTTAATAAATGTCAAACAATTAAAATTCTCCTCTTGCGCCCGCCAATCACTACTTTTGTCTGTCTCTAAATAAAAGAATTTCATAATAAAATTATATTAAGTAAAAATACATCCGTAATCAATCAATATCCCGCGCTTGTTTTTAATGTCCCAAACAATATTTTGTTCGTGCGCGTCACCCACGTCAAGACCAAATTTTCTTAAAGCTTTAACAATAAGCTTTTGCCAGCGGACATAATCAGTAACTTTAATCCATGTATTGTGATTGATAAATTCACTAATAACCGCAAATCCTTTAGCGTGCAACCAATAGATTTTAGCAACAAATTTGCCGAAAATGTTTTTGTTTTTGTAATACTTAGACAAGGAAGACAAATTATCAGAACCGACCTTAATCACCATTTTTTTGTACTGAAAACAATACATCGAACAACCAGAACTGATGAACTTAAGATTAAACTTCTTTTTCATAAAATCTTTAAAGTGTACGTGGTCGCCTACAGTTTTCAACAAATTATCAAAACTGTCAAACCGATTCAGGTATTTTACCACCCGTTTGAGTAAATTGCTTTTCGTATTCATGTGCAAAGATTATCATGTTGAGTGTTTACTGTCAAGTGGATATTGGACAACAACAAAATGCACGTCTAAATTTCTGTCCAAGACCAAGGTTGTTGGAATCACTGTTGCACCCTCCTTTAACGCTTCGGACAAATCGTTAAGAAAATCAACGTAATCGCTTCTTGAAATGACTTTTTGCATAATTTATTAAAATGCTTGAGGAAACAATGTTTGAGCGGCCTCATTGGTAATCTGAAACCAGTTATCGTGTATTAAAAAACCCGAATGTTTAGACCATATCAAATGGATTGTATCGAAAAATTGTCCATTAGTTATTTGTCCATATGGAAAACGATAAAGTACACGCGAGCTGTTGGCACGATAAAAATAATAATCATATTGCGCTTCTTGCGACTCGATTTCTTTCAATAATGACTTACCAATGGTAGTCGAAAAATAACCACCACTCAAATTCTGATAGATAAGACCTTTTTTCACTAATGATTCGGCGACCGTAAACAAAAAAAGGGTATTTTTATTTTTGGTGTCGATAGTTTTCAATACTCTGAACTCGTCATTACTGATTTCAAATTGTTCTGTAATTTTGATTTGCATAATTTTATTAAATTTTATTTACTTTCTTATCTTATAACCAACTGGTTTGCCCTCAAACAAAAAATGTTTACCACAACCAACACACACATACTCGCCTACTTGGGTTTCTTTGTCAACATAAATTAACAAAAACTCATGCCAGTGAATTCCAAAGAATGCGAGTAAACGTTTCATTACTTTGCAAGTTTGGTAATCATAATTGGCGATGCAATCCAAATGGCAAAAGACGCCCAAATTAGACAAGCGATAAACATAATGAATGCCACTGCATAAAGCCAAAATTGCCCTTCTTCTGACGCATAATCCATTTTATTGGCTATATGTAAAAATGAAATTACCACAATCAATGCTAGAATCCAAATAATTAATGGCATAAAATTAATAATTAAAAGTTGCCTTCTTGTTTTCAGTTACCGGGATTTCGGCCTTGATTTCAATTTGAACGTTCATATAACCTTGTGTGAAAAGTACCTGCTTAATTAGGGCGATTGCTTGTCGAATATCTTCATCTTGTTGCTCTTTTCCTGTTGGGATAGGGCGAAAAACATCCCATTCACTACTACGCAAGTCACCATTTGAATCATCATTATAAATACTTCCAATTGAAGAATAACAATTGAAAGCTTGTGCCCAAGTTTTTTTGCTATTTTTTCGTTTAAACCTGTCGCCTTTTTGAATTGTTTCACCGATAATGAGCGGACGATATTGGGTTTTCATGTTTATATTAAAGCAGTTTTATCTGGTTTTGTCAAGTGCCAATCAACCAATTCCCCCAACGTTTCGTCTAACTTACTACAAAATCCAGTGGGCCAACAGCTACAGCGCCCGTTTTTGTTAATCGAAATGGAATACGACTGTTTGTTTACCCTATCGAAATAAAGGACTTCAACGTCTTCCGGTTTGATTTTCCCGCGCTTGACGTATAGGCGGAACACGTCAAGGAAAAGGCTGTTTGAGAAGATGAACTCACCGCCGCCTTTGGCAAGGAGTGAAACAAATTCATCTATCAAACCATCAGCAAGAGCATGACCTAGTACGGCGTCATAGGTGAGTTTTATTTTCATAATTAATTTATCTGTTCCAACGTTTTCTTAAGGACAAATGCGCGTTCTTGTGTATTAATCCAATCCAGTTCCGCGCCAGTCAGTTTGCGGTAAAATTTGCCATTTTTTTCTAGTTTGGCATTTGGCATAAGGCAAAACAAAACTGCGTCTGTTTCAATCCAGCCTTCGTCAATGAATGCATCTACATAGTCTGGATATTGGTCGCCATAAACTTCTTTGACTTTACAGTCGCATACTTTATCTAGGTTTACTTTCATAGGATGTATCCTAGATGATTATGGACTGATTGTCAACGATTTTATTCAACAATGCCAGATTCCCATTCGCCATTACGAAAAATAGAAACAGAAGTATTTGGACGAAACTCACATTTTTCTACGATTGTACCAATTTCTTGTTTTAAAGTTCCTGTGCCAGCAATCCTATTAGATTGACGAGTTCCGGTTTTGACATAAATTCCTTTATTTTTGGAGTCAAGGATAAAAAGAAATAATGTACCAATCGGCAATTCATCAAAATAATGGGGTTTATTACAAACCAAAGCGCCAGCTTCAATGGCCTTTTGGACGTTTAAAGAATATTCTATGTCGTTTACTTTAATTTTCATAATTAAATAATACTGTTTCTGTTCTTGTCGTATGCTTCTGCCAATTGCTTAACCGCAACAATACTAAATTTCAGGTCGCCAACCATTATAGAATCCTTATTGGAAATTTTATCAGAATTAGCTGGCATCGTATCTTCTTCGTTTCGGAAATACCGAATATAAAGGTGTTTCATATATTAACCAATCTCCACGATGTTACCATTGCAGAGAATGGTATAGGTATGACCAATCAGTTTGCATCCTTGCGCGTATTTCATCGCATCAAACAGACCTTCGTCATTGGTGCGTTCCATCGTTACTTCCGCGCCGAATGAGATTACTTTATAGATTTTGTTCATGTAAAAAATGTAACAGAATTATTTATATTTGTCAAGTCCATCGACCCATAAGATTATATTGGTCAATCAGTTTTTGCATTAATTGAGGCTTACCATTTAAAACTACGCATTCGTCCCAAAATGTGGCAGCATCTTTGCCTTTCATCCAAGTACTCCAATTGCCATGTCCGTTTCTCTCGATAAAAATGTAAAAATTACAACGTTGTCCGCATAAACAAGCATAATTACTTGAATTTTCAAATACAAACGGCTCCCCCTTCTTTGAAGCCATTTGTTTTATTGCGTGCTCAAAAGTTCTATAATTCATGTGAGTGATAATAACGGAATGGATTAATATGTCAAGCTAATT